TGGGGCTGCAGGGGGAGGAAAAAGTTTTGCGTTGCTTGTCGATCCTCTTAGGTACTGTCATAATAGTAACCATCGTGGTCTACTCCTTAGACGTACTTTAGATGAACTAACAGAACTTATTGATAAGTCAAGACAGTTATACCCAAAGGCATTTCCTAATGCACATTTTAGAGAATCAAAATCCACGTGGGTGTTCCCTTCTGGGGCAACGATGTGGTTTACATACCTTGACCGTGATAAAGATGTTACACGTTTTCAAGGTCAAGCGTTTAATTGGATAGGGATAGATGAAATAACGCAATACCCAACACCGTATGTGTGGGATTATTTGCGTTCAAGGTTACGTACAACAGATCCAGAATTGCAACCATTTATGTCAATGCGTTGCACAGGCAACCCCGGTGGAGTCGGTGGGTGGTGGATTAAAAAAATGTATGTAGATACAAGTGAACCTAATATAGCATTTCCAGCTACGGATATAGAAACACGACAAGAGTTATTATATCCAGAGGGTCACGAAAAAGCTAGGCAGCCGTTGTTCTACCGAAAGTTTATTCCAGCACGGTTGACTGATAACCCCTATCTAATGCAAGATGGACGATACGAAGCCATGCTTAGATCCCTCCCAGAAGTGGAAAGGAAAAGACTTCTTGATGGGGATTGGGATGTTGCAGAGGGAGCAGCATTCCCTGAATTTACAAAACAGAAACACGTTGTTGCACCATTTGAAATGCCAACCAACTGGCCCAGAATACGTGCTGCAGACTATGGATATGCAAGTCCATCATGCGTATTGTGGGGGGCAATAGATTGGGATAATAATATCTGGGTGTATAAAGAATTATATGTAAAACAACACACAGCCGAACAACTTGCCGACAAAATATTAGAAATGGAACAACAAGAACCAACACCACATTACACCGTATTAGACTCATCGTGTTGGAACAGGACAGGCTTTGGTCCGTCCATAGCTGAGTCTATGATGCGATCAGGAGTTCGTTGGACTCCCTCTGATAGGAACAGACTTATGGGGAAGATGGAAATACATAGACGATTAGCAGATAACCCATTGACAAAACTTCCAAGAATCCGTATATTTAATACATGTAATAACACTGTTCGGCAACTCGCTGGAATACCGTTATCGAAGTCAAACTCAGAAGATGTAGATACGAAAGCAGAAGATCACGCATATGATGCATTACGGTACATGGTAATGACAAGAATGAGCCCTCATGTGTCTATACATAAAAGTTTGCAACACATTAAAGAACAAACATATAAACCCCAAGATAATACATTCGGATATTAATAAATGGCAGCAACAGCAACTTTAATTAAAAATCCTGATTTTAATGTTAATACAACAACATTAAATGAATTTATCGATATGTATATTGAAGAGTCAAAGCCCAAAGATCCAGTTAAATACGCAAGTGACTTTAGAGGTATAAAATCTTTAAAACCTTTTTTAAATAAGCCAATTGCTGAATTAGTTGAAGCTTCTGCAGATCCTAAAACAAGCCCATATGGTAAATTTTATGATACGAAATTTAAAGAACTAGGAGATACCAAAAAATTTTCTAGTGCTGTACGAAAAGTAAAATCATCATTTACTGTCATACAAGATAACTATGATCAAAATGTAAATTTTTTAAAATTACCAAAAACAAACATTGATTTACTATCTGGTCGCATAACACCAAAAAAAATTCCCGGTAGAGGAAAAACAGTTAATGTTGATCCAGACCTTGTGGGAGAGTTACAAGTTGGAATAATGGAACATGTTAAAAAATTTCCAGCAGATTCAGAAATTGGAAGAGCTATTTTTATGACGATGTACACTGGCTTAAGACCTCAAGAAATAACAGGGTTAAGAGTTGGGGATATAGTTTTTAAACAAGGAAGTGCTTCTGCAGGTATAAAACAACTTGATACTAAGATGCAAAAGGTAGCAGGTATTAATGTTCCTATAGGTCCTTATACATATGCTCTTGCTCAACAACAAATGTTACGACTAAGTGAACAAGGGGTAGAGCTAACATCAAATACACCACTATTTACTATGCCAAAGAAAAAACTTGCAGACGAAATGACACGTGTGTTAAAAAACATAAATGTACCGGGGATTAGAGTAGTAGCAGAAACTGGTGAAGCATTAGATACTATTACAGCATATGATTTACGAAGACTGTATTTAACTGGTGGAGATGGCGAAGGATTCTCAGAAGAACAGTTAGATAAATCTGTTGGAAGAGCCACTGGCAAAACAGAAACATCAAAAACATATGTATCTCCTGTAGCTGGAAAATATAAAGAAGCTCAGACACAAGTTTCTAAACGAATGAATGATTTTTATTTTAGACAGTTAGAAAATCAAGTATCAAAAAATACCCCCTTACCTGACAGACACAGATTAGACTTTAATAATGATTTAATTAAAGTAGCGTTAGGAGAAGTGGAATTACAGTCTGTGCCGATTAATCAAGATGTTGTTATAAAAACATACATTGAGCCATCTAAAATAAAATACGAAAAAGCTGAAGTTTCTGCTCCTACACCTGATGACGAGGATGTTCAATTTGGAGAAAATAAATTAAAACTTCCAAAACATTTAGCTGATGTTTTTAAACCTATAATAAAAGGGTTGCCATATGTTGGTTTTGGTTTAGGTGTAGCTGAAGTAGCAAGAACATCAAAACTTTCAGCAGAGGAGTACCAGTATGGGTATTTTGGTAAAATACCACGAGTAGTATATGAAACTGTATCTACTGTTGCTCCTGTTGATCCTACTCTTGGTATGGCAGGTCAAAAACTGTTTCCAACAAAAGAGGAAGCTCAAGCCAGTGTTGAGAGCAAAGATTTTTATGAAGAACAACGAGAAGAAACTCGTAAACAGATTAGATCCCAGTTAGGTCAAAGTATCCGTACAGGATCTGATAACCCAAACTTTAATAATTTTTTAAACATGGAGGAAAATAATGCCACAAGGTAATTATAACTATGGAGCAGATTATATTATGAACTCAGATAAAACATCTGTAGATCAAGATATGGGTGCTACACAGCTTACCAGAGAAAAGCTTCAGTTTGATACAAGAGCTGCACAAGATGTTTTAACACAAGATGCACCTAAAAAACAAACTAAACCAACCGTTGAAGCTTCTCTTTTTGCAATGGCTGATGCAAAGGACTATTAAGTAATTAAATGAAGAGTGATAACTTTTTACAACCCAATGATGACGATGCTGTAACCGTCAACGCACCTGAAGAACAGATGCCGAATTTGTCAACGTATATTCGGTCTAAGTTTAACGATGCAGAACACGGTAGATATGCACATGAACAAAATTGGATAACAGCTTATAAAAATTTTCGTGGTATTTACGATAGTTCAACTCAATATAGAGAGTCTGAACGATCACAAGTTTTTATAAAAATAACCAAAACAAAAGTTCTTGCAGCGTATGGGCAACTTGTTGATATACTTTTTAACAATAAAAAGTTTCCAATAGTTGTTGAACCTACCCCTGTGCCAGAAGGTATTGCAAACTATGCTCATGCTAAAACCCCAGTAGATGAGATTGTAAATCCGTTTGGCTTTAAAGGGGATGGTAGAGAAATACCTGCAGGTGCATCTAATGTAGAATTTTTAGGGGGGTTAGCTAAAAAATATAGTCAGCTACCATTAGAAGAAGGTCCGTCAAAAATGGGCGAACCTCAAATTAGTCCTGCTATGGAAGCAGCTAAAATTTTAGAAAAAGTTATTCACGATCAATTACTAGACACAAATGCTGTAACAGTATTTAGAAATGCTATATTTGAATCTTCTCTTTTAGGAACAGGTATAGTAAAAGGCCCTTTAAATCATTACAAAAAAGTTCATAAATGGCAAAAAAATGATATGGGGCAAAAAGAATATTCTCCATATGAAAAGCTTGTACCACGATTAGAACATGTATCATGTTGGGATTTTCATCCTGATCCTGCAGCAACAAGCATGGAAGATTGTGAATATGTTATTGAACGTTACAGAATGACACGACAACAATTACGTGCTTTAGTTAACAAACCTCACTTTGATCCTGTAGCTGTTGAGTTAGCTATAGCCAATGGTCCTAATTATACAGAAAAATATTATGAAGATACTATTCGTGATGAGGAAACCGAAGCTTATAGCCAAGAGAATAGATATGAAGTTTTAGAATATTGGGGTGTTCTTGATGCACAACTAGCAAAAGATGTAAATCTTGATGTGGGGGATATGTCAAGTTTACAACAAGTTCAAATAAATGCATGGATATGTGGAGATAATGTTTTACGTTGTGTTTTAAATCCATTTACACCTGCACGA